ATCTCGATTGGCTTTTGCGTTGGGTGAACTGTGCCTCTTGACCTCAAAGATGAGTTATTTATTTTGATTACACTCGTAGGGTATCTGCGTGCTTCGTATTCGCCGCCCTGGCGAGGTGTAAAAGTGCTATAGCAATCAGTCAGGGCGTTGGGTGTGTGACGGGAATAAGGCTTGCCCCCCCTGAATTGTGGGTTATATGTGGGTAGTTTTTTGTAAAATACTAATATATCTTCGTGTGCCCTCAGCGGCATACGATTAACATTTAAAAAACCTGTCGGGAGCGTTTTTGCGTATACAAGACTATAACGATACAATCTCTCGTTGCTTAAAATTAGTTTTGCTGTAAATTTACCTGTGCCGAAAAATACCATAGCACCGTTGGGCTTTATAATCCTTTCGCATTGTTCCCACATTTTCGGGATATCAATCATAATATCCCACTTGTTTCGAGTTATGTTGTACGGTGGGTCTGCTAATATCATATCTATACTTTCGTCAGGGATTGTTTTCATCAGTTCTAAACAATCCCCACGCCTCAAGTTAATCATTCTTCTTCGCCCCCATCATTCCCAAACTGCGACATTAGATTATTTTCCATTTTTTTCTTGCTCTCTTCATCGACTTTTGCAAGTGCTTGTTCAGCTTGTTCGGCTGTTTCGTCAAAGTACCACATACGCATTTCCGTGTCACTTATAATGCCTGCATTTTTAAGCAACATTCGCTGTGATAACTCTGCATTCACATCTGTCAAAACGCTATCGCCAAACTCGATTGATACTTGATATTCGCCCTCGGGGGTGATTTTATAGAGTGAGGCATACACATTCATTATATATACAACATCTTCAAGAGTATAGCGTAATTCTTCTTGTATTTTAGCATTTGCACTATATGAGCGTTGTTTCATTGCTGTTATTTCTGTCGCTGTACGCTCTATACTTGATATCTCTGATATTGTCCCCCAACTAAGCTCACAATCGTCTTCTATTTCTCGTTTGATTGCATTTAAGCCGTTCAAAAGTGCCGTATCTCTGATTGTAGGCAGGAATGGTTGATATGTGTTACTTTCGCCTAAGTCAATAGGTCTAAACAATCTACCTTGCAAGATTGGGTTTACATAGTGTGTTTTGCCGTCTTTGTCTTGTACCTCTGCTAACGCATCTCTGTCAACGTCAATAGCCGCTTCAGTTGCTTCATACTCCCATAAAATCCTTGAAAACTGTTTATCCGCCTCCATAATATGTGTTACAGCACGGGAGTAACCGCTCACGCCCAAGGGACTACCAGGCTCGACTGTGTTGCCGTCTGGCATTTTAAAATATGCAAATAACAATCTATCAACATTTTGTATCTTTGTTTCAGGCTGTAAGTTTGCCCACTCGGGTATAGTCGACAATGGTACTTCTTGACCTAAGTCGGAATGACTGTAGGTATTTAAAAGCTGTGAGTTGTTTGCACTTTTAAATGCTCTATTCTGCACGATAATAGTGTTGCCCTCTAATTTGTGGTGTTCTAAACGTCTGTAAATGTTGTCTTTATCAACCTTTGTTTGTACAAATGCCGCCTCTGTCACTTTTCCGCCGCCATCAAAAGCAAGTGGAAAGAAGTTATTTGCTTGTATATAGTCAAACTCGATTTGTGATTTTGTGGCATCATCAGCGTTTAACACCGCATAAGGCTTTATAACCAATCCGCCTTTTGCTATGCCGTACTCGAGCTGTGTTGTAATTTTTCGCAAAATCTTTTTGTATTGCGTTTGGAGATATTCGGCACGCTCGGTTGAGCCTGTCACCTGTTGTATGCCGCCTATTTCTGCTTGTTTGGGGGTTATTCTTGTTTTCATTTCAAGCGTTACAAGTCTAGCTTTTTCTCTTGCTATTCGTGAGGCTAAACCAAGGGAGACGATTCGCACAGGGTTTCCACCGTCAGGTTCGTGCAACCAAGGGCTTTTATCCTCATACATATCCGACCACAACTCTATAGCATTTTGCATTTTAGTCGATATGATGGGGGCTATGTTTAATGTGTTTTCAATCGTTTTTGCACCTAACACTTTGCTTATCATCTCCTTTATTTTTTGCCACAAACTCGAAAACATTGCATCACCTCATTTTAATCTTTTACGCAACAACATTCGCAATGATACCACGGTTCGGGATATTTCTCGCACAACTTTTCATAAAGTCTATCAAGTAGCAGTATATACTGCATAACTTTCGGTGCATCTGTAGGTATGTTAAATTCCTTTAAACTTTCCTCACCGAAAAACTCATCGCCGTACTTTTCAAGTAGATACCAATTCAACTTGACCGCTTTATCTAGTTCTTTGTCTCTGGGTGTGAGTTCTTCAAGGGTTTTTGGTAATTCCTCCATTTTATCACTCCTTTACAATCTTTGTTTTGTATTTTGCTGAATTAAAGTTCGTTTTAAAACAAATTACGCATTTAACTCTGAAGCACTATTCCCCCATGAACTCTTGTGCAAAATAAATAAATCTTCACAATTATTATAAAAACTGCACTTATTATTATTTGCTATTATTGTAATAGTTGTTCCCGTGTTCCAATCATGTCCGCCGTTTGATAATAGCAACCCTTTAGCATTGCTACCGTATGTCTCCATAATACATCCCCTAATCTGAATAATAGCGTTTCCTGTCCCACTACTTTGACCGTGTATTTGGAATGCCGCTACATCTTCGCTTGTTGCGATTATTCGACAATTTGTTATTAAGATTTCAACATCGTCCACAATACCACAACCGATAGATGCGGCAAAATCACTAATAATAATGCAATTATCAATTTGAATTTTCTTACTACCACCCCAACGAGTATCAAGATGTATTGCGTAAGACCGATTATTTTCTGTGAAAGTATACTCTTTATCTAACTTTTTAGAGTAAAATGTCAATCCACTAATAAATCCGCTTCCGCAAACAATAGGCGACTTTGAGTATTCGCCTGAGGTATCAAAAATTTTGGTTGTAAGTGGATTTGCTCCAGTCAGTTTGATATCTTTTGCCCCTAAATCAAGGTTTTCTTCATACTCCCCAGGACAAACGTATATTTCGGCACCATCGGCTACATTATCAATGGCTGCCTGAATAGTTGCGAAATCTCCGGACCCATCTTTTTTGACAATATATCTGTTATTTCCGTTTACAATCAACCAGTCTAATTTTTTATGCATGATATTTGTAGTTGTTTCATAGACGATTTTGAAAGTATCTGTTGTAGATGTGTTAAAACCTAAAGCGACCCAAGTGCCAGCATCTTTTAAATATTTAACATTTACACGTACGTAATCCTCGTATTTATCACAAAATGAGGCTGGCAAGTTTGAATATTTCCACCCTGTTGTGCTCTCATCAGTTTTTTTTGCGACAAGCGAGCTCCATATATCATCAACGTACAATCCACACACTCTAACAACGTCAGGCAAATCAACAAGTGAAATCAAGTCAGTAGTGTGACACGTACGTGTTGCACTAAGACCTCCCGAATTATTCAAAGCAAAGTTAAGAATAATATTATACCCAATAAAATCTGATGTCTGAATAATATAATCATCGCTACAAATTAAATTGCCTGTTATAGAGTTATCTTCCTTCATTGACGCTAAATTACTCTTTAACTCACTAATATCTTTGCTTAACCTTATATCTAAATTCGCAATATCCTCTGTATTATTATCTGTTATATCCTGTAATGCTGATATTTCCGTCTTTATGCCCGACAAATCTTGTGAATAGGTCGGGTCTTGTACTGCTTTGTCTGTGTACTTTTTAGCAAGTGCATAAGTCTGTACATCTATACTCATTTTATCACCTCTTTTATAATCGCTCAGTGTAATAATTATCCGCTAATTTTTGATACACTTCTTCACATAGTGTTCTGTCATCATAGTCGTATGTGTATTTAGCACAAAACCAACCCTCTGTCGTGTTTACTGTTACTATACACTCATATCCTTGTGATGTGCCACAAATATAAGTCGTGTATGTATTTTCTAGCATAATAAATGTATGATTTAAGGTTGTGTCTCTTTTAGAATTGTACCACCCAACTAACTTTTGTTTGCAAATATCTTCAAACTCCTTTATTCCTGCTATTATCATAATTTTGCCTCTCTTTATAACCAATTCCACACATCACTACTATCTAAAACCGCCAAATCACCCGTGGCGGTAAAAATCGTACTGCCTGCCTGCAATACGTCATTTGTGTTTAAACCTTTTACGTCTGTTACATCGCTTGCCTCCGCCCTTGTGTCTGCAAACAAGTCAGCAGTTATAAGGTTTTGACTGTCTTTTTCTCGCTTTGATTTATTTTTATTAGTTTAATCATTATAATCCCCCTTAAAGGTTTTCTAACTCAAATTTAGCTTGTTCGAGCCTCGCAAAACAAGCAAGTATATGTCTGTTTGTTTCTTCGTCTTCAAAATCGCTTTCGCTCATCTTGTTTATGAGTGCTATTTGCTTATAATAATACGATATTTCGCTTTCTAGTCTATCTCTTTTCTCGCTGTCTATAAAAATAGTTATAAAAAACGACGCACCTATTATATAGCACGCTATCCATGCCCACAATGTTTAATCACCTCTTGACTGCTATACTTGTAATCTTTTTATACAAAAAATTACCCTCAAATTTTAACTTATCCCTTAAATCATCGCCATATAACAAAATTGTTTTTGGTTGTAATTTATCAATCATTAAATCCCAACCGCCAAATAACAACGGGCTACCTGCACCATCGCCCATGGTCGATACGGCTATTGTACTGCCCTGTGGTACTCCATCAAAGCAAAAATCCAATGTATTCTCCGAACTCCACGTTACTGTAGGTATAACTTTAATGCCGTTTTCCTGCCAAAATCTACCGCACCAGCGGTTGCGGTATACGTTAAATGCCCTTATCACACGTGGCATTGAGCCATAGGGCGAAAAGTCAGGAGATAGTACAAACTTAAACCTGCTTAACATCTGCACGTACTGTTTTGGGTTGTTCCAAACTCTTTCAAATTGGTAATCGTGCAAAAAGAAATGCACACCAAAATCAAAATCTTTTTGGCTTTTACAGTAGTTAAAACTGATTAAATCTGTGCTTTCGATTTCTTCGTCGCTGATATCTGTTTTTAACATCATCGGGATATCAAACTCCCCGTCACCCTCATAATGCCCTGTTTCGAGATTAAACATATTGTTGATAGCGTGTATATGACTGTAATCGTCTTTTTCGTGTTCTTCTTCGTCGTCAAAAAAGTTGTCTATGTCATCATTTTCGCCAATTTCGTAATTAAAATTAAAATCGGACATATTTAAGTCAATACCGTTTAACTCTTGTTCCAACAGTTCAAAATCCCATTGTGCCGCCTCTGATACTTTGTTATCTGCGAGGCGGTATGCTTTGACTTGTTGTGGGGTTAAATCATCAGCGACAACAACGGGTACTGTGTCAAGCCCTAGCTTTTCTGCCGCTTTTAAGCGTGTATGCCCACATATAACCGTGTTGTTTTTATCAACGATAATAGGTGACTTAAAGCCAAACTCACGGATTGAGTTAGCGACATATTTAACCGCTTCATCATTCTGCCGTGGGTTATTGGGGTAGGGTTTTAAGTCTTTAGTTTTTAGGTTTTGTATTTTCAAAAGGCTGTCACCTCGCTTATACCTTATACATTCCGCCGTTCATCACAAATGTAGGTGTTACCCACAATTCCGAACCCTTTGCAACCTCGTCAAAGTAGTTTGTAAACGGTTTTGCAAGCGTATCACCCACTTTAATAACAGCACTGCACCCAATCAAGCTCAATATTATATAACACATTAAAGCTGTCAGCCTGCTCAGTTCCTGACACACAACAAAGCATTTATCCTGATAATTAATATCGTTTTTGTGCAGGTACTCGCAAAAAGCAATAATATTAGCACCACCGCCCACAGCAGGCTCATACAATGTTATGTAATTTTTTTCACTCAAAATTGCATTCATATCTTCAACGCTGTAAGAATTTTCCGCCATAGCCTGCGATACTGCGTATGGTGTAAAAAACTGACCTATCGCACTGCTTCCCATTTCCAACTGCATATACAAATCACCCAACAAATCACGAAACGGGTTTTCTTCCGCCATTTTCACAATTTGAGCGTATATTTTTACAAATGTTTCTATTTCGTCTTTTGTATACCCTTTTATTATTTTGTTATATTCGTTTTCGTTTTTCTCGTATTTTTTGCCTAACACAACAGTATTTTGTATTGTTAATGCAATCACAGTTATCACATCATTAAAAACCTGCCACATACTCTTGCTACCTGTCAAACTGCCGAATGATTTCACAATGTCACGATATTCAGCTTTCACAATTCCTTTTGCCATCTTCTGCCTCCCTGCTTAAATTAAAAACTTTTCGTTTAAATTCTTCCCTCGCCTTAACAGAATTTTCGTGTTTCAAGCATCTTTCAATATTTTCTTTTTCTCTTGCATAACATTTTTCGCATACCTCGTGTCCTTGCATTTTTTCGTTTCCGCAGAAAAAACACAACCCCTTTTCTTTCCATACAGTATGTTTATTCTTTGTTTTTTTTGATTCCCTGTATTTACGTCTTTTTACATAACAATCTATGCAATAAACACCCCTTGTGGCTTTTTTGCCACACTTGAAACACAATCCCGCTTTTGTTCTTTCATGACGCTTTTCTTTTTTTTGTGCCGTATATCTTTTTTTTTGCTCGGGTGTAAAATTTCGCCATCTCGAAGATTCATACGCTGGTCTTACAAAGTCGTTCACGCAATCTTCATAAACGCACTGAAAACAATTCATATCACACTTGTTCACAAGTCACCCCTCCGAATACCTCATCTATTTTTTGTCTTTGCTCCTTCGTTGTCATTCTTGTGTATATTGCTGTTGTTGATATATCGCTATGACCAAGCAAGTCCCCAAGCAAGGTTATGTCGTTGTTTTTGCTCAAAAAAGACTTTGCAAAATAATGCCTGAAGCTGTGAGGGTGCATAACCTCCCAGGGTATTTCCGCCCTTTTGCCCCAAGCTCTAAGCAGTCCCGACACCCCTCGTGATGTCAACTTTTGCCCATATCGATTTACTACCATATACTCATCATCGCAAATGCCTTGCAATTCCTTTTGTAGAATGTCTGGGTAATATATTCGTCTTTGCTTGTTGCCTTTTCCTACAATGTCCGAATGACCCTTTTTAAGGTCGGCACTTTTAAGGTTAATAAGCTCCGAAACTCTTACACCTGTGTAGCCAATTATCATCGCAATCTTAAAGGCTGTTGTGTTTTTATCTCTCACATAATCGACAAACTTTTTAAACTGTTCTTCGTCAATAGCGTTGTCGCAAAAACTGTTTTTGCCCAACTTCATTTTTTTAAACTTGTACCCCTCAAATCCGACAAATTTAAAATACTTGCTCATAGCACTTATTTTTATATTTATCGTTTTTGGCTTAAATTTTGTAGAACTTTTTATATCTTTTTCATACTCTCTCAAAGTGTCAAGGCTTAAAACATTATAATCATTAAAAAACAGTCCGACTTGCCTTAAGTAAGTATTAAGTGTTTGCTGCGACACTTCCTCGCTTTCTAGATATCGCCTAAACCCCTCTTTGTCAAACCCCTTGTTTTCCGTTATCAATTCATTGTTTTGCAAAATATCATTACCTTCACCGTTCATCATGAGCCGTTGCGTTTCAATTATTTGTTCTTGCAAATCAATGATTTTCAAAAGATACTTTTCGTTACCCACAACTCCACCTAATTTCCGTCAATTTCCTTTTCGCTTCCAATATTTTTCAAGGGCATATCTGACTGCATCGATACTGTGATTGTCATAATCGGGATACGCACTTATAAAATTACCGTCCCTGTCTTGCTCATACTCATAATTTACAAACTCCTTGTAGGTATAAGGACAGCGACGCTTGTCAATATATATATGTCTTAAGCCCTGCAACCACTTTATGCCGTATCTGATGCTATCCGCACCCTTTTCGGCTGGTCTAATAAAAGCCCCAAACGCTTTAAAATCGGCTATGGCAAATGTACCACCGCCGCCGCTGTCGGCTGTCACAAGTTCGTCATTCTTGACTAACTTTCTGACGTTATATATTTCGTTGTATATCTCTTCACTTCGTGCCTTAACTGTGCTGTACTCTGCAAATATGTATAAGTCCAAACATTTTTTATCAAAGTGCATACGTACAAAACGTGTATCATCTCTAGCATAACCCCAGTCCATACCATTGTAAATCCTGTCAAAGGTCTGCCACATAGGCACTTGTTTTAATGTATTACCATAATAGTCAACGATAGGAACTAATTGTTCCATGTCCAAATCACAAGCATTTTTAAACACGTCACCGCCTGTGCCTGTTGCGATACCTAAATATTCGTGTTCGTATGCCTGTGGGTTGATTTTTTTAAGCTCTTCCGCCTCTTCAAAAAATTGCTGTCCTAGCCAGTCAACTGGCACATCTAAATAAGTGTTTCTAACCACAAGAGTATCTGCCCTTGTTTCAGCTATTTCAGCATATTCATTCGCCCAGTTGTTTTTGCTGATGGGTGGGTTAAAGGTTCGGAAGTCCCAAAATTTATTGCCGCCACGCATAGTAGACTGTAAAACTTTTCTGATTTCGTTTTCGCCTGAAAATTGGTCTAACTCTTCAAAATGAGTGATTCCGATGTACCCAAACGGGAGCTTTATAGACTTAACCTTGTTCGGGTCGTCAAGTCCTAAAAATATAATTTGCTGTCCTGTAGGCTCAAATACAATCGGATTTGCGTATGATTTCGGGATAATAAACCATTTTTCTAACCCTAACTGTCTTATGCCCCATTCTACCTGTGCCCTGATTGATTTTTGTATCGTATTGCCAACCTTTCTAAAACACACAGCGTGCACATTTGGGTTAGCAACAACCAGCAAAGGAATGGCTATACCGCCCACAAATGAGGATTTGGTGCTACCTCTGCCCCCAGGGAATGTATAGTGTGTGTGTTTATGCTTGAGGATATCGTCGAGCACATCATCGTACATCGGGATTATGTTGTCTTTTAAGGCTATATTTATGTTATCGATTGTATCACCCCCAAAATTTTGTGTTATGTTTTATTTTTTCTTTGCTTTGTCTATTACTGCATAAAGACGTTCTTTCATATCCTGTGCCGCCGCACTTCTTGTTCTTGCTGATAACAGACTATCTTGCATTTCTTTGTTAAATTTTTTAAGTGCGTTCGGTGTGTCGTTTCGGATATAGCCTTTTAAAACTTCCGCTTTTAGCTGTGATATTCTGCCGCTTTTTGTTAATTTTGCTGAATTGTCGTAATAATTTTTATAGCCGTCTAGTCGCTTATTGACTTCTTTTTCAAATGCACTAATTGTTTTAAATTTCACTTTTCTTGAAAAGATTCCGCCTTTTGTAACTGATACGGTGCCGTCGCTGTTAAATGTTGCTTTAACATTGTAATCTCTTAAAGCTCTCTGATATTCGGTTGATGTTTTATCAATCTTCTTTTCTGATTTATCCCAGTTGACTTTGTAAATATATTCGTCATTTTCTGTTTTTGCAACAACAGTTTTGCCTGTTTTATTTAATTTGGTGGGCGGCATTATTACATAGCTTTCTTCACCTGATTTTAGCTTTGCCCCCCCGAGTGGTTCGCTGTTGTTTGCCTTTCGCTGTGCTCTGTAGGTCTTCATATAGTCCTTTGGCTTTGCCATTTTATCACCTCTCATCAATTTAACAAGGCATACAAGGCTCGAACTTGTACTAGCAGTTTTGGAGACCACCGTGCTACCTTTGCACTAATGCCTTTTATTGCATACCGTCACCGATATGCAATTTATTTTTTATCTCTATTCCAATCAATGCTTATTTTCAATCCGCCGCCGTCAGCATCTTCGGGCACGTCTTGTTTAACCTCTCTCCAGTCGCTTTGACATTTTAAATAAAACATCATAGCTGATTTATCGGGTGGTATTTGCCTTTTAATCTTTTTGATGTACTTTTTGCCGTCACGAATTTCAGTTATTATTTCTTCAACCTCAAACCCCTCTGTTGCGGCTTTAAAAAGAGTGTTTTCCACCTTTGCTATTGCTGTCTCCTTGCCCTCTTTTAAGGCTTCGGAAAATTGGGGAAAGCGTTTTTTCCAGTCACAAATTGTTGTAATATTTACATCAATCTTTTTGGCTATCTCTTTATAGCCTAGCCCTCGACGTCTCCAGGCTTTTATTGTTTCCAAGCCATCGTCGCTTATCCAGTAGTCATACTTTGGTTTTCGCCCTGTTTTCGCAATAGCTCATCACCCTTTCTTGCGTTTCCTGCTTCGTACTGCACGCTTTTTCTTAGTTATTTTTTGTTTCGCCGCCAATATAATCACCCCCAATTATTTGATTATAATTACTATCGTCAACTTCTTGTTCAATCTCCGTCTCCTCGACTGGCAAGCTAATATACCAAACAAATACACCTACAGTAGCAAACCACAATAACATAACTGTAATCAGCATCACAAAATATCGCTTGTTTGTTGCTTTAAGTTCTGCTAGTAGCTCGCTTGCAAGCGGTTGTATATCGTTGTTATTGTTCACACTCTCACCTCTCTCATAATTATAACACTAATTTTGCATAAATAAAAGCCAAAAATTAAATAAACCGCCCAAAAATTTGGGCGGCATCTCATAACTCATAATTTTTAATTTTTCCGCACCCTTTACACCGTATTTCTCGCTTTACCTTGACTAATTCGTTACAGTTGTTGCTATAGCTAGTATATACTTCTTCTTCCGTGCTACCACAGATGGGGCACGGTCTATGAGTGGTTTTGTCTGTGTTGTCAACTCTCATCATTACAAAATATTTAACTCTTCTTTCAGTTGTTCAACGCTTTGTTCTGCCTCTTCGGCTGTTAAAAATACATCTACACCAATATTATCAATGTTAAATTCTGCATTTTTAGTCCAAAATCTTTTGTTTGATACTTCTAAAACCTTAAACTCTTCAAAATATACATTTTCGCTTTCAGGCTTTAAATAAACTGCGTAAACTGTATCACCTACTGCAACAAGTGTTGAATCTTTGTGACCTAGCGAGTTCCAGTCTTCAATAGCTTGCTTTAAGCCGTTTTCTTCGATGCGGATAGTGTCGTCACACTCCCTAGATATTAAATCTTTAAAGCTATTTCTTTTTAGATTGCATTTTTCGCAACCTATTCTCCACGTTACCTCAAAATCATAAAAATTAGCATTACTACAAGCTATTTCTTCTTTTTTCACTTTAGCCCCACCGCCACAAAGTGGGCACGGCTTCAACATTTTTCTTAATGTCGATTCCGCTCTAGCCTTTGTGTTTCCTGCTTCAAGGCATTTATCAAAGTATTGCCCGATATCCATCTTCCTGCCTCCTATCTCAATCAACACTTTCCATTGTGACAATCTGCCACTTATTGCCGATTACGATAAAATTCTTTGCCTCAATCCCATCGCCAAAGGCAATAAAATAATCATCGCCCCACTGGTCTTTTGTTTTAACTCCGAAAGCATCACCGTTAAACTCAACGCTCACAAGTGCCTTATAGCCGTGTTCGGGGTAGATTGACTTTAATATATCGCCCTCAAAAATAGCCGTGCCGTTTTTGTCTTTTAAGCCTGTGTATTGACTTATTGTTTCGGGTATTACTTCGTGTGTCTTTACAGCTCCGTTTATAACATTTGGTGCATCAGTTATAGCATTATCGCACTTTATGTTTTTTGGATATACATTTCTTGTGCCGTAAATCCAGTAGTGTGGCGGTTTTACTGATTGCCCTCTGAATACCTTTTTCACTCCGTTTCCACCCCCTCTGGTGGGTGTTTCTCAATATACTTTTTGTACAACGCTTTAATGTTTTCAGGCGAATTACCGCCCCCGATATCGTCAGCTATTTCTCTCCACTTCATATTTTTAATATGTCGGTCAAAAATAATCTGTCTAATCAAATTATCTTTGATACTCTCAACATACCCTAAACCGATGTTGTATTCCTTTTTCTGCATATAATCCCCCTCACACATATTTTTCAAGGTTTGCACATATCTTGTAATGCTCATTTTCTGCATCAAATCTGTTTCTATAGCCGATTTCGTCAATGGGTGTGCTTATGTCGATTTCTTCAAGACTTCCGCCAAAAAATATTGACGTAAAGTATTGATTGCTGAATCTGTAGGTAGATATATAATACAACTCTCCGTCCAGCTCCACAATGTGGTCAAGCGTTCCGCTGTGGTAGTTTGTTCGTCTAACAATTCCGCTCATCGCTACCACCTCTCGTTTTTGATTTTAGGGCATAGCCCCATACCGTTGGTGAAAAGCTCATTCGGCAATCTTTCGTGAGTGTAGGCAAATAAGCATATACCGTTTGCTTTGCATTTGTCGCAATCGCACTTTTTGATTACTTCCCATCGTGCCTCTTTATCCGTCATTTTCATCAACCTTTTTTGCCATTTTCTCAAAAAGCGGCTTTAATTTGTTTATTACAAAATCATACACCGCTAGCTTGCCGAAATTATAGCCGATTAAATATGCCATAACTTCCGATACAACCCACAAAACCATACAAAATATTGTATTTGTCATTCCGCACCTCACCACTTTGCAAGCTCTTTGATATCTATTCCTAAACTATTTGCAAGTTTTATTGCTACGTCAAGTCTGCAATAGCCTAAATTTAATATTTTGTCTATTGTCTGCCTTGATACACCTGTTTTTTTATACATCGCATACGCCGTACAAATGTTTTTTTCGACCATTTTGTCTTTTAATTTCTTAACATCGATTTCCGCTCTCATTTCAATCCTCCTTTGACGGTGTATGACTTTTAAATCATCAAAGCCATACACCAAAATTACAATCCTCTTTAATAATAACATTGTTATCTTATTTTGTCAACAGTTTTTTTGCACTTTTGTCACTTTTGACATATAATAAACCCTTTTCGGTAACAACCACATCGCAGTTCGGGCAATACGCCTTAAAGCCGTATTTTATCGGCTTGGTCGGTATATATTCTTTAAAAATACTATCTTCCCAGTGCGTAAAATTTTCGAGTAACCACTCTATGTCCTCAATCTCTTTTATGGTCTTTGAGGTTCTTTTGTTGTGTAAAACTATGCCGAAATACTCCGAATCCTCGTAGAGGTAATTTTTTTCTTGTGGCTTTAAATCAACCTCATCGCCGTACCTTAACCCATAGCTGTTATCGTTTTCACCCTTGTACCATACTATCATCTAATCAACCTCGCTTCTCCGTCTAAATCTGTCCTTAAGCTCTCTATTTCTACGACAGGTAGTGCATTTTTGATACCTGCCAATCCATTTCCAACCGCAATTTACACAACTTTTGATTTCTATAAAATCTTTCGAACGCTTAAATCTATCGCACACATACATATAATTGTATTTTGGTCTGCACTTTTCTTGTATTTTGCACACTTCGTCGTGTATGCAATCAAAACAAGCCGGCAAATAATGTTGTTCCGAAATACAATCATCTATGCACTTTTTACGCCTTTTAAGCACTCTGTAATCATACAAGCACCCATCGCCCGAATCGTTCAATTCGCTGTCTTTCACGCCTGCCATACAGTAATATTCGGGGTATTCGCCATCGTTGCAGGCGTAAAACTCACAATCATCACATTTTCGCATTGTAACCACCCCAATCAATGGCTTGCCCACATTTCGGGCAATAGTTATCGCCTGTCCTGTTTTTAACCTTGCCTGTATATGTATTCTTTGTTGTAGGACATCTTAAACGCCGCTTGCACGATGGGCAGAATGTGCCGTTGTACGGCTTTCTTGGTATGTGCCTAAACTCCAAATCAACTAACTGTATTTCAAGTTCTTTTATTCGCTCTTTCTGTAACGCAAATAACTCATCAATGTACTGCCCCGGTGAAACAAGCCGAACCTCTGTTTCCTCGTCGTATTCGTCTGTACAAAGTTGTTCAAACTCGTAATCGCCGCCGAAGTCCGTACCCTCGCCATTTTGCAAATTTTCATAAGCTAAACCGCCTTGTGACAAATGCAATCTATCGTGTACATCTGTGCCGACGATGTGTTCATCGCCGCTTGCTCTATCCCTAACAACAATCAATGGTATTCTCATTTTTCTGCCTCCTATTCTGTTTTAATTTGCCAAAACATCGTAAAACGGTTTAAAACAACCGTTTCTGCCTTTAAAATAGGCACTTTTTAACTTGCTTGTAACTTGCCGATTATCATTTTATACTTCAAAATCCATAATCGCTGAATTTTCTGCTTCTTGCCTTATAAGCTCATCAAATATTTTTGCTTTTACTTCCTGCCAATGCAAAATTAAATCTTTTGCATAAGTCCAATTATCATAAATCAAACGGTCTTTATCCCATTTTTCTGTCTTAAAACGCAACCACAAGCCGCCTGTTCTGTAGGAAATTCGATTGTCCCTTTTGTTTATGCTAAACGAATGTTTATAACTGGCATCCCAACCGTTATAGCGTTCCCATTCCCCAAACTCAACCGATAAATCGTTTTTGTATTTCATTTTCGGCATTATCTCATTTTTGCAATACTCTTCGATTTTGTGTAAAGCTGATATTATAGCTTCACGTTTTGTTTTTGCACACATTTTTATCACCTGCCCTCCTGTTATACGCCTTAATCAACCGTTCTTTTTCTTCCTTGCCTAAAAAACTCACGATTGCACCGCATTGTTTACACTCAACACCGTACAATCCCATAAATACTAATCCCGTTGCACTGCCGCAGAATGGGCAGGGCTTCAATTCATCGCTTTTCATACGCTTTCACGCCTCCTTGACTTTAACGCTCACGCCTGCTACATCGCCATACCACTTATCAACATTACACCTAACTACCTGCTTATCATCGTGATATGCAAGCCCGTTAAGGCTGTCAAATATAATCTTTGCGATGTTGTCTGTGTCGGGCTTGACGGTTGGTCTTAATCTACCCTCAATCGCCGCCGCACGCTTCTTTTTACTCCAACTTTTAGTCACTTCGAAATACGCTGTAATTTCAGCACAAACACATTCATCAGCCTTAAAGAGCGGGATTGACGGTTTTTTCTTAAAGCTGTGGTATGCCTGCCAAAAACTAGCCTTAACCCACTCTTCATAGTCTTTCGTCGTCTGTGGTGTGTATGTGCCGTGTCTGGTCACCCTCGGTCGTGCCTTGCCCTGCGGTTTGCCTTTTATAAAAAACTCAAACTCCACTTTTCATTACCTCCAAAATTTCGTCTTTGAAAATTTCGATGGCATCTTCAGCGATGCTTGAATTGCTAAAACGTACTTCGAATGGTCTTAAGTGCGTTTCATCACAGTATACTCCTAGCGTTTTTTTAGATTTGTCAAAATCAACGCCCCACAGCACACCTGGTTCACCTGTTTTATGAGGTTCGTTATGTTCATCTGCCCACCTTTGCATTCTCAACATCAAACTTATTTTCTTTGCTGTTTTTTCTGCGAGTTCCTTGCTTGAAAAATAGTTCCCGCAATCGTACATCATATCTCCATAAGAATCTCCGTTATAAAAAATAAAACTACCCTCGCATTTTTCAACGCAAAGCTGTTTGTCTATAGTGTAAAAATAGCCCTCAATATTCTTTTCCCAACCTGTTTTTCGTTCCTCAATCAACCCAAGTTCAACCGCCTGCTTTTCTGTGATATCTATTTCTTTCGCCTTATCGTTAATTATAACTGTTGCTTTCATTCTAATCCTCCTTTATGCTTTTTAAAATGTGTGCTATTACATCAACTGTCCAGCCATTTCCAATTGTGGAATACCGCCTGCTGTCAGATAAACAACTTGTGTAGTCGTCTGGAAGAGTTTGTAACCTCTCATACTCTAGTGGTGTCAATTTTCTGCACATGCCGTCAATGTAGACTTTTCTTTGCGTATTCCCACCGCCACAAGTTGTAAGCGTTTGGCATTTAGCATATCGACTATTAACTCGTTTTAAAATATCGTGACCGTTTATGTGCAACATGGCGACAACTTGGCGACAACTGTTTTGTCCTCGCCTAAGTAGTCAAAACTGCAAGTGTAGTAATATTTTTCATTGACCTCTTTTTGCAAAATATCATCAAGTACCAGTTTAGACTTAACATCAATTTCTTTTACTGGAATGTTAGTCCAGTAAAGTCTCGGTCTGCTTTGTGCCGAAAAATCAGCACTGTCAATAAAAATTGGCTCGCAACCAAGCCATTCCGATATTGTTTTTTTGCTTTCATTGTTCATACTTGCAACATTCTCAAACAAAAAATGTTTAGGCTTTACAACTTGTTTTGCCATAACATAGTCAAAAAACAATTTACTTTTCCCATCAAGGTGTTGTCTTGTTTTGCTTTGTATGATACTTAAAGATTGGCAAGGACTACCACCTATCAACAAATCAAAACCTTTATACTCTGAAAAATCAGCAACGGTTACATCACCTTTTTGTTCAATTTTGGGATAATTTTTCTTGCTAACTTGTATTGCGTATTTGTCAATCTCATAAGCAACATATCTATCAACAATTATTCCTGCCCTTTCAAGTGCTAACATTCCGCAACTTATGCCGTCAAAAAGACTTAAAACTTTCATTCTGTTTATGCCCTCCTTTTTCTTTTCACAATTTCTTCAAGTTCTTCTTCGGTATAATCTCGTTGTTCATATCTGTTAAATGCTGTTTGCTTCACTTTCATTTTTGTCACTCCAATCTTTTTTCTGTAATTTTTACATAGTTTATATTTTTATCATTTACAATATAAATTCTGTTTGTGTTATTAGCTGCTTTGGCGGTAGTTCCGCTTCCACAACATATATCAACCACTCGACCGCCAATATCTGTATATGTTTTAATCAGATATTCAAACAACTTGGTCGGCTTCTGTGTAGGGTGTAAGCCTTTCTCAGTATTAAACTTAATCACACTTCTGGGATACCTCCTAGCTTCATATTCTCCAGACGTTCTCTCATATCCAGACGCAGTAGCCAAATTATCTGTCATTCCGCATCGTTTTATTTTATACGGTTTCCCCTCATTGAATTGAGGATTGTATCTCATATATTTTCCTGCTTTATTGTATGTGGTTGGTGATTTGCCAAAAATCAATACAGACTCGTGAACCTTAAAGGGTTGATGTTTTACGTTTACAAAATTACTCCCGTTGTCTTTCTCCCAAATCCACTCGTATTTAAAATAATCAAGATGATTCATTACTAAATAACTTGTAAAAGGTTGGCTCGCAGTTAATGCTATACAGCCTTCGGGTGTCAACATTTTCATAGCTAAATTAAAAAATTCTTTATCGTCTATTGGCAAATCCCATTTGTTTGCTGTTACTCTATTTTTGCTTTTAAACGTGTACGGAAAATCACAAAGGAACATATCTATGCTCTCATCTCCATAATCTTCATATAAATAGTGCATAAAATCTATTGCGTTATAATTGTATATGCTATTATCATTTATTAAATCATCTTCAAACATTTTCCTTTACCCCTCCTACGCTTTCTTTTCACAATTTCTTCAAGTTCTTCTTCGGTGTAATCTCGTTGTTCATAGCCGTTGAAAGCTGTTTGCTTCACTTTCATTTCGCCATCACGACTTTTCTTTGATATTTCTTTCTGTGCTATAAATGCCTCTGATGTGTATATGCCTTGTTTCTCACATCTCTGTAATATCTTTTCGATGTATCTTAAACTTCTATGATTACACATCACCGCTTCATCGATAGCAGATATAACTACTTCATCGCCTTTTAGTGCTTCAATCCATTTTAAAATATTTTCGACCTCAAAAGGTGAGGCTGTGGGGTTAATGTTTTTGATATAATGCGATACTGCTGTTTTATTATTTACATCAGCGATATCATCAGCGATATCATCAGCGGCGGCAGTATCAAGCACATTAATACTAGGGTTAACTACTACTGCTATATTCTTAACATTCTTTATATTCTTATATTCTTCATTAGTTGCCCTCTGCTTGCCCTTCGTTTGCCCCGTGCTTGCCCTTTTGTTTGCCCTCTTCGGTGTCAGTACTCTGATATTTATCCCAATTTACTATAGTTATGAGGGTGTTTTTGTTTGTCGTTTTGATTGTCAAGAATCCGAATTTTTCAAAACGCTTTAATGCCGTTCTAACTTTCTTTGCTGTTATCTCTTCACAGTCACATTTTTTAACAATAGATTGTATTGAGGTTATGAATTGCCCTGGCTGTACTTCGTAAATTTTGCCATCAAACTCCCACTTGCTAGGCTTGTGGTTTGCCACGCACAATAATGTTATTAAAATAACTCGTTGTTCTAGTGTGCCATCAACCCATATAGCCTTGTTGATGATATCTCTATGTAGTTTAACCCAACCGTTCAAATCCTCTCACCTCATCTAATACCGAGTGCCGTTTTTTGGCACTCGGTAAAGTCATATTTATTTGTTATCATCTGCAACGATGTTTTCAGCCTCATCAACAACATTGCTATCATCAAATAACTGTGTTGCTTCACCATCGTCAAAATTCACAGTCCCTATTCTTTCGTCCGTGCTAACCCCTCTTGCAAACTCTGATTTTAAAGGTGCGTACTTCAAAGCCTTTTTGAGTACTGTCTTTTTAGCCATCGCATCAAAGTCGGTCTGCCAAGGGCTATTGCTGAAAGCCTTGCTATATTTCCTAGCGTGCTGTTCAACGTCGTCACGGCTCATAACCTCAAAACCATATCCGCCATTTACAAGGTGATATACCGCATAATACCAGATAACCGCCCCTCTGTCCTTTATCGCTGGCTTGTGAACTAATTTAGGTTCTAAACCAAATTCAAATTCGAAAAAGTCGTTTTCGTAAACCTCGTGGGCTTCGATTGACTTTACCTCACCGCTTCTATGTGCGAGGTCAATCAAACCTTTATAGCCAATCTGGAATTGGCATTGTTTTCCGTAGGGTATCAAATAAGCCTGTCCTAAAGGTGTGTTTGGTTCTAAACCAAGTTGTGCCGCCTCGAGCATAGCACAGATAAAACTCTTTGGTTCACATTGTGCCAACTTCGGTGTTTTGGTAGTGGCTGTTATAGCCATTCTCATAAACCTTTCGGGTGTCAAGATTGACGGAAGTGCCTTTGCTATCTCCTTTTCATACATCTTAATCATAGCCTTGATGCCTGTCTGTTTAGGTGCTGTCACCTTTGCCTCTGTTGCTTGTGTAATCAAATTTTTTGTGTTGTCAGCCATTGTTTTTTGCCTCCTTGATTGTAAAACGTCTACTACTACTTGTTTTAATATACTTTTCATAGATTTCAGGTGCTTCTTTTTTGATTTTTGTTGTGTCAAGCTTTGTTGTGGTTGTTGTTTTCCAATTCACTTCAAAATCTCCACACACACACTTTTCAGCTTCGCCCATTTTCGCCTTGACGGTGTTTTCAAGCTCTGCTACCTTTTCTTTTATTTCTTTTTCCGTTTTTTTAAGCTCTGTTAAGCTCTGTAAAGTGTCTGTTAAGCTACTGTCAACTATCGTGCTAACCTCGCTTCGAGGGTATATCTGCGACAATACATCAGATGTTGAGGTACTTCCGTCAACATCAGGTTGTTCACCATTTATCACATATTTTTCCCACCAGTCTATTTCCGCCCCTGCGAGTGCTTCCATTTCTTCGAGCCTCTCTTCACGATAAAAAGGAATCCAGTAAAAACCATCTCCGAAAACAAGTACTGCAAGGTACATAACATCATAGTTCATAACGTTCATATAGTGTAAAATCTGACAGTAGTAATAGGGTTCAACCTCACCCTCTGCATACTTGTAACCTGCCCTATTCATCGTTGTTTTACACTCTAAGCCTGCATTTTCCCCAACGATTTCACGGTCGACATTCGCTGTCAAGAAGTCATAATCATCGTGCATAAACATAGCATTTCTGCGGCGGACTTTCTTACCTGTAGCCTCCATAAACCTTTGTGCGACATACTGTTCGAGGTCTCTACCTACTCTCATAGCCTCGTTGTCAGGTGTGTCGGCTGTATAACCCTTTTTGTCTGCCCAAAGTGCGTACTCGCTACGATACTTATTCAGTCCGACAACCACCGATGCATCACTACCTCCGATAGAGTTTTTTCTCAATTTTCGCCATTCGTCAACTGGCATATCCTTTGTTTTCTTCAAAATCCTTGACATTTTTCATAACCTCCTTAAAAAATGTATTGCATATAACAATTAAATGTGCTATAATAAGTTATATCGAATTTTTATATGCGTTTTTAATCTACCCTTTAGCCTTGTGTTTGGTCGCACAGGGCTATTTTTTATGACAGCTTGTGCAACTCGAGTAAACACTCTTCACACAACATATTGTATTTCTCATCTCTGTAAACTTCGTCTTCTATTTCACAACAACAGTTATCGCATATATAGCGTTCAGGGAGACAGCCGCCACAGCCTGTACACTCCCAACTACTATGTTTAACACACATATAAGCCATCTTATTTCGCCTCCTTATTGAGGTTGTAATAATAGTTCTCAACCTCAAAAATATGACTTTTCCTATCCTTTTTCTCAACCTTTTCGGCTGTCAGCTCTGTTATCTCATTGCCTTGTATAGCATACGCATAAAAAAATACTGCTATCGATACAATCATCAATATTGAGTATGCTGTTATCCCAAAAAACATTACGTCAAACCCAACACCAACCAGCAACATTGTAATCGCTGAAAGCGTTCCGATTATGCCCGTATAAATCATCGTTGTTTTGTCACTTATGTGTCTCTTCATCATTTTGCCACCCTTTCCGCCAGCCTATCGCCGTCAACATCTAATACAAATGCAAGCCTAAACACCGTCAACAGATTACATTGCTTGCCTGACATCATATAATAGATTGTAGTTCTTGTAACTCCCGACTGTCTGCTTAACTCGCTGATGCTCATATTGTTATCAAGCATAGCTTTATCAAAAAGCCGTCTATTCATCTTGACTTTCAAGCCTCTTTCTCCTTTCGTTTTTCGCTCTTATAAACACCGTTAAGACCACCAAACAATCAGCGATTAAAATAACTGTCATTATCTTGTGTGCGATGTGTAAAAAGTGTTCCATATCATACCTCCCTGAAAAGCTCATCAATAGTGCATTCTAAAACCTTTGCAATCTCAATCAAATTTTTGGTTGCTGGCAATCTTGTTCCGGTTTCCCACTGTGTGACTGCTGATTGAGATACATTAAGCCTTTGTGCTAGTTCAGCTTGCGACAACCCTTTTCTTTCTCTCATCTTTCTTATTCTCAACAAATCAACTCCTTTCCAATTTACGGCTATTTCCTGCCAGTCTGCATCTAAACCGTCCGCAATTTTTGCGATTGATGATAGCGATGCTCTGTTTGTTGACAATATTCTGTATAACAAGCTGTCTGTCATATTTATTCTTTTTGCAAATGCTGTTTTGGTCAACCCTCTTTTCGCTATCTCCGTTTCAATCTTTAATCCGTCTATCCTCAATTTTTCGCCTCCCTGTTTGTTTATATTTTTATTATATATCATTTTTGCTTATATGTCAACACTTTTTTACAACTTTTTTAAAAAATTTTTTTGGAGCTGAATTTAGTCTATATTTAGTCTATTTTATCAGTTAAAAAAGCAAGGGCATTTATGTCCCTATCGTGGTTAAAAATCAGATACGCTGTATTTTTGACTTTAAAGCCGTTTTAAACCACTTTAAATTTTTAATGTATAATTTATCAACTAAATCGTTAAAATCGCAAATAAGGGCACTCGCGGTGATTTTAACGGCATATATGAATTGGTTGTCGGGTGAGTAAATGCCAAACCTCATTTTTTACCCTGTTTTCTATTTATAAATCAATGATTTTTAGGCATAAGGGGGTTGGTAGTATAATTTATCAGCTGTCACCCCTTTATGTTGTAAATTGCCTACCAGACATTGTCTGTGGGGGTTAAAATCGATTTTAGAGTGCCTGCCTGCATCATCGGATAAAAGAATGTTGTTATAAGCTCCGTTTGCACTTTTGATAGGTTGATGCGTATATACTACAGCTACTACTATACTGTGTATACAATCTGTATCCACTTTGTATACAAGGTCGGGAATGAGCTTTGCAACCGTTATCATCACAAAAAAATGATATTTAACGTTTTTCGTGTCGAAAAAGCACATTTTCAACAAGATGGTAACAAGATGGTAACACTTAATTTATTGGAATATAATATAGTCTTACACCTGTACTTTTTATCTGCTTTTTTTAACTTTCTAGACAATTATTCTCTTTATTGTCTAAAAAAATTAATTATATATAGTTTAATTAAAGTATATTTATATTAATAAAAAGAAATATTAATCATTAATATATATATTAATATTTCTATTAATAAATATATATATAATTATTTATTAATTAATATATAGTAGTAGTAGGCTATGTTGATATATAGAATAAGTACCTCAAACCCAATAAATAAAGCGGTTTCAGGTGTTGATAAGTATGTTAATAAATTAGTGAGTTATCAACACTATTAACATCTATTAACATTGTTTGAAAAATAAAAGTATCGTGTATGTTGATAAATAAGGACTTATAAACATCTATTAACATAGTATGTTAATAAGTATGTGGATAACTTTTGACGTAAAATAACAAAAACGGCACCGTTTTTGCGATGCCGTTTTTGTTGATGAATACACTTTTTTGAGGTAGGAAGTTTATTCCTAAAAATTTATGAAAACTTTATCAAAGGATATTATAATTATATATCTTTATTGCTTATTTGTCAAGGGTAAACCCCCACTTTTCGAAAAAAGCAGGGGTTACAAGAAGGAAAAGTTATTCAAAATAGTTAATGATCATTCAAAGCACTTCCAGGGGTATGCCGTGCCAGATGGCACGGCACGGTTTTTCCTGTTTACAAAAGAAATAGGTGGACTTTCTGAAAGTGTAATTTTATTATAAACCTTTTTCACGAATATGTCAATACAAAAGTTGATAAAATTTTATATAACAAAAAACACACCCAAAAATTATACGGAAGAGGGTGTGTTTTAAGGTTGTCTTATTAGCAAAATGCTGAACATTATACCTTTATTATAGCACAAATATACTATATGTCAATAAAAACTTGTTGTTTGTAAAACAAAACACACCTAGCAAAAAAGCTAAGTGTGCGTTGCAACATTAACCGAAAAACAAGAATAAAAAGCCCATAGGCAAAATATATCACAATCCATATAAATTGTCAAGCAGAATATGTATTATATAAACCACTTATCATATTTACAACTGATTGCCGTTCAGCTAGCATATCGCTGTTGCTGTATAGCGTATCAATAAACTCTTTTATCTCTCTGCACACATCGTCTATAGCCATCTCAACCGACTTTTCAGGGAGCTCATCGAGCTGATACTTGCGTTTTACCTCACGATACATTTTATATTGAGGCAGTATGTCACGATACTCTTTTACCGTATCTTTTTCAGCATCTGTGCCTTGCTGTAGGCTGTTTTCGATGTGGTCAAGCACGATATAAAGGCTTGACAGCTTTTGGCAATTTGCGAATGTCGTCGGACTGTTTTCAAGCTCTTCAATAGTGTTTTTTATTTCTTCGATGTTTAACATATACTCACACCCAATTTTTTCTCTTTTTTCTTGTATTTCTTATGTTTTTCAGCTTGTTCGCTGATGATATAATCTAAATCATAATCAATAGCTTTTTTGTCGAGCTGATATCTCTCAGCCTTTTTAAGTTCACAATCAACACCACAAACTAATTCTTTGATTTTTATCGCACTTGCGACTTCACCGATTTCGAGTGCCTCTTTATACATTTTTTCGTAAAGTGTTTTTGTCTCTCTTTCCCAGTCAACCCACACGGTCAAGCCGTTTTTAACTGCACTCTTTTTTGTGCCGTTATCGACTTCCTGCCTTGTATATCTGTACCAGCTCTCAGGAATAACTGTAGGTGCATCAACGGCTGTTTGAGGTATGGTCTTATTGTGGTGGTTTACATAATACCTGCATAACGCTCTGTACTCGCAAATCTCATCTAAAAAGTGGTATTCGTGACATCTTTTATAGCCTTTTAATCCTAAAAAATCATAGTAGTTTGCGAGTTGTTCGTGTATCATTATGCCCTTTAAGATGTGTTTCGACAGCTCTGTATAAATTTCTTCGATTGTCATTTGTTTAATGCCTCCAATCGTTTTTGAATTTCGTTCAGCTTGTTATCTTGGCTTTCGAGATGTGCGTGTATTTCGTCCAGTAACTTCTTTGTGTCGTTGTCAAATTCCTGCATAATATCTTGTTTGTCGCCCTGTGTAAGGTTTTCGCCGTAGTTTGCCAAACCGATTAAAAAGCTCAAAACATTTAACACGTCAAGTAAATCAAGCTGTTTGTTATAGTTATTATCTATCATACCAGTTTAGTTACAACAACGTCTACGTTATTGATACTTATTCCTGTTGCTGTATTCAAAAACTGTATCGTCGTTGGCTTTGTGCAAGCGTTACAAGTGTTTGATTCGCTGACCTGCACTAATGTCGTGATGGGCAAATTAAATGATGTAGTAGTTGTTGCACCTGTTATCGTCCTTGTTGCTTGTGCCTGTGCAACACCATTTTTAAGCATCTGCACCGTTACATTGCCTGAAGCTGTAGGTGTCGCTGTTGCATTAAACGTCACCTCATAAATACCGCACTTGTTTAATATAATAGTTGATACACCCTCTAATTCCGCTGTACAACCCTTTTTGATTGAAATAGAATTAAAAGGGATTGTTGCATTTGACAATACTGTTGTATTTAAAGAATATGCTTCTAACATTATTTTCTCTCCTTTCCAAAACAAAAAGGGACGTTTCACACGTCCCTTTTATTATATAGACGTACTAAATACGTTCAAACTTGTTTACATTGTGCCACAGCAACCGCAACCACCGCCACAGAATGGACTTGTGCCTGCGTTATAAGTCATACCGTTCGGGTATCTTACAACACCTGCAACAGCGTTTTGGAGCTGTAAAGCGTTAATCTGATTCTGCATATCCGCTATACGATTTCCGCAAATTGCGTCGAGAATTTTCTGTGTCTGTGCTGTTGTGTTTGCGTTGATTTCTGCCGTGTTCTGTGCGGCGAGGTATCTGTTTTCAAGGAGTGCCTGTTGTGTTTCGCAGCAACACTCTTTGTTCGCAAACCTGTTTTCGAGAATTGCGTTATTGACAGCTGACAAACCTGTGCATAAGTCTCTGTTAATGCTCATCTGATTCTGCTGTACCGTGTCATTTATTCTGCCCACGCTATTCTGCAAATCGTTAAAATTCATAGCGTTACAAAGACCTGCTTCTGTTACTGGCTCACCGTTCATGCCACGGTTGCCACCACCAAAACCGCCGTTACCGCCCCAAAAAAGTATAAGTAGGGCAAATATCCACATCATTGAGTTGCCGCCCCACATATCATCACCATTGTTGCGGTTAAGGAGTGCAACATCGCTAGCTGTTAAACCTGTATCCATATTTCATTGTCCTTTCTATTTTTTATTTTATTGTGAACAGCTTTTTGTGCACTTAAAAGCTGTATTTGCAATCGTTATTTAAGCATTTCAAGCACTTGTTGAGGGTCAATTCCTCTCTGTTGTGCCATTTTGTAAAACAAATTTTTCGCTGACATTCCGCTTCCATTGACCATCTGCAACACCTGTGATATCTGTGGGTTTTGCCCTGCTATCATCTGCAAAAATGCCTGCGGATTAGACTGATTTTTGACCATTCCAAACAGATTTTTAATACTTGCAATCTGACTGTTATTCGCTGATGATTGATTTTTCGTCAGCTCTTGAAAGAGTTCGTTTGCCATTCGCCTTGCCCCCGTTCATATTTTTTAAAATTTCGTCAAGTTCGCTTCGTGTCACGAATTGCGACATATCAATGCTTTCAGTCTGTTGCGTTGTTGCTTGCCCTGTCGTTTCGACATAGCTAAAAATACGCAAGTTACACATACCCACATTATCGCTTGTTTTGATGTAAAATACACCTGCATTGTCGCTGTCAAGCAACACGATGTTGCTATTTGGTGGTAATTGATAAGCTTTAGCACCCTCAATTCCTTGCACCCAATTTATACCATTCGTGGGTGTTTGAGGTTGTATATATTTGTTAAAATAGGGGTTGTTCCCCATCGGCTGAAAGCTGTACATCTGATTATTCATATTGTTATACATAGAGTTCATATTTTCCCTCCGTTTCTGTTTTCTATTTTAATACAAAATTGTGTTTTAAAAATGTCAAATAAATGTCAGATTTATGCCAAATAAACGTCATTTTACCACGATAAAAATTTTTTTAAAAAATTTTTAAAAAACTATTGACATTGTAATACAAATGTGTTATTATAATAACATCAAGGGAAGATAACACAAAAACAAAATAAAATTTATGGAGGTAAAAAATTATGAAAAACGAAAAGGTTTACAAGGTGTTTTACAGACAGCGTGACAACAAAAACGGCGTTGTTTTTGGCACAACATTTACGAGCGACAACGCAAAGGAAGCGGAAAGAGATTTTGAAATGTACGATAATGCCGATAAGGAATGGACGATAGTAATGGTAACAAGAATAAGATAAAAACAAAAGGACGGTTTTAACCGTCCTTTTTTAATTACAAAACTTTTAAAATTTTGATTTTAACTCGTTTAACAAGCCTGCACACTTTCGAAAGTGATACATTCATTTTATCTGCTATCTGTACATTTGATAAATCTTTTGACCTTAATTCAAAACAAATTCTTTCATCATCAGTAAAATTACAGTTGTCTCTAAAATACTGTAATTCGGCATTGGTAAATGAATATATCTTTAACAAACTACCACCTTAAATCTTTGTTTCTAACTAACAACTATTGCCTTTGTTTCTGCGTTGTACGATACTGTTAAACCTACAGCCGTTGCGATATCTCGGATAGGGCAAAATGCTTTGTTATCGGCTGATATATAAGTGCGTATATCAAGCAATTTACTGTAATTACTGTCTTTTACAATAACCCTCTTTTTTACGCTATCCCAACCGACCGTATATCCTAAAACTTCCAAAAAACTTTTTGCCATTATCCAATTTTCAGAATTTTCCGTAAACCCCGTGAATTTACACGCTTTGCCTTTTACTGTACAGTCAATAAACTTAAATGACTTTGTTTCCGTGGCTGTTTTGGTTGCTGTTAATCTACTCTTAAAGTTATCCCATTGTAATAGCCTATCCTCACTCACACACCAAGGGTTAGGGCATATCTTACCTGTTACGTGATGGTGCATAATCACGCAATCGGCAGATATGTTATAAATACTCATCAAATACTTTGTAAGCTCAACAGCATTTGTAACTGTATCGTCCGTCAAATACCAGTCCGTGTCCGATGCGTTTTTGCTTTTTGTGTTTGTCTTGTTACTGCACATCTCTATACTTATACTATTTGCGTTTGTGCATTTGCCATAATACTTTCCGCCCTCAGATGTTGACATAGTAGTATATTTACTACCCCCGACCGCCCAACAATAGCGATTTTTGATATCGGGATTGTACTGTACAAATGTTGCATTATCAACGATAAAATCAGCACTTCCGCCCGCTTTACCACTTGCAAAATATTTAGCCGTGCTCACTGCCGAACCTGCTTTGCTTGACGTGCCTGCGGTGTAATGTATTACAATATACTTAATGCCTCTATTGATTTTGTACGTTGTGTTTACAGTTGATGTACATTTTGTAATCGTCATAAAATCACTCCTTTCACTTTCTCAATGTTGATAACTTTATCAATATTCCGTTTTTCATTAGATACGGTGTGACGGGTATTAGATTTCCGTCTTTTTTGTAAAACCAATTTGTTTTTGTTTCTACCTGCCCTGGCACGTCTGGTTGTTCAGGTGTAGGTGGTGTGGGTTCGGTGTCTTCTAGCCAAATAATTTGGGTATAAGGCGAATCATCAACGATAGCTCCCCAAGGTTCTCCTGAGATACTCCCTTTATACTGCATTATATATACAGTTTTTAAAGCTGAGCACCCATCAAACGCATTGTCACCGATTGTTTTTGTTGTTTTTGGTACTGTTAATGTATTTAGTCTTTCGCAATCTTTAAACGCTTTATCGCTGATTGTCACAACGTTGTTGCCGATACTAATATCATTAAGAATTGAGCACCCATTAAAAGCACCATACCCGATGGTTGTTAATTGTGTATCTGTAGGTATCGTTACTGTCAATAATTTAGTGCATCTAATAAAACAAGTCGCTCCGATTGTTTCTACCGATTTTGGGATTTCTATTTTGCTTAAACTTGTGCAATCCGAAAATGTAATTGACGGCAATTCTTTTAGCCTTTCGGGCAATATAATATCTGTTAAATAATAACAGTACGAGAATACACCTAATTCGCTAGTGTCAAAGGTTAAATTTTCATTCGCACTACAATCTATACTAACCAAATGACTATTAGCAAATGCCGCCCAACCGATTTTTTGTATTTGTGCTGGGACTACAAAATTTTCAAGTTTATCTGTTTGATAAAAACATCTGTACGGAATTTCTGTCACTACACTATCTTCGAGGTTTATTTCCGTTATTCCGCTACCATAAAATGCCTGTGCACCAATGCTTGCAATTCCCGAGTGCAAAGTGACCTTGCCCAAGTTTGCACATTCGTAAAAAGCACCCATTGAAATTTCTGTAAAATTTTCAGGGATAACCGGATTTGCAATACCACTTCCTGCGAATGATGTGCCGAGTGTGGATAATCCTGTCGGAATATTTATGTTAGTAGCCTTTTTGCAACCACTAAAAATTTCGCTCCCCATTTCTGCCAGGCTGTCGGGGAGAATAACAGTTTCAAGGTTCGTGCAATTATAAAAACTAGAATCTCCCGTTAAGCTTGTTACTGTCGTTGGGATAACAAGGCTTTTTAGGTAACTTCTTCCGCTAAATGTAGATACTTTTACTTTTGTTATTGTGTACCCACCTATTGTGCTAGGTATCTCCAAATCGGTGGTAGTATAAAGTGCTATGCCTGTTATTGTGCTACCTGTGTAAGTTAAACTTCCTGTTTGCGTTCCGTCGGCTGTCGTTATTGGGTATGTTGCCATCAGCTGTCACCGTCCGTTCCTGTTTCACTTGTTTCCGTTGTTTCGTCCGTTGATGTAGGTATGAAAACTAAGTGACCCTCAGGAATATCGGACGTGTCCTCGGTTGCACTATCTAAGATGTGAGTAGGGGGTACGACTGTTGCTGTATATTGACCGTTTAACAGATATAACCCCGTATCGTCCATTCGAATTCCGTATTTCAAACCATCTTCACGCCCAATATAAACCAATTCACCACTTTCACCATCTTTCGCAAACTGATATACGCCTTTTCCTGTGCCATCACCCGTGCCATATTGGGTGACAACATTGTAGGTGGTTTCTTCTTCATTCAACGAAAAAATGTGCTGTAACTTGATATACTCACTTTCTGTTTTGCGTATATACACCTTAAACATTTCAGCGTTTTCGTCCGTCATATCGTACTTTGATTGTGGTGTTGCATACGTCAAGTAATTAAATGCTTGTGAGCCATTTATGCTTGTAAAATACAACTGTTTGCCCCCGACTTTCAATTCCTGCACTTCAGATTGTGTCATTTTGAGGTATGACGAGGGTTTGACTAAATGGCATTCAATGTATTTGTGTGTTATTCCCTCTATTTCGATATAGCCTGTTATATCAACTGTAGTTTTTGCCTTGTATGTGGGGGAGCCGTCCGTCCAGCTTGCTACATCGTCTTCAACTGTTATATTTGGGGTGCAAATGAGCTTGCTGATATTTGTTCTAAGTCTATCTACTTGCAAATCCGTTATAAAAGATGCACTAGCTTCGATTACATCAGCCGACAAAACTTGTTCTTTTGTTACCTTGATTATCGTTGTTGTTGAGGTTTCTTTTATTTGTTCTTTTACGATTTCTTCAACCTGTTCTTGCACATTTGCTGTAACATTTGCGGTTACTGTATCGGTTACATCATCAAGTTCTTGTGACAGTTCTTCAACCTTGTTATTTACGTTTGTTATACTACTATCAATAGTTGATAAAAATTCGGTTTGGGTCTCTTCCCCTGCTACCTCGTAAGTATCTAAAATAGCTTGTATACCTGTTAGAGTTCGTGAAATTACTGGTGTTGTAAATGTTGCTTCTTCCCCGTTTTCATCATAGTAGGAGAAGGCAATCACATCACCGCATTGTACCGTCGGAAAGCCAATGGAGCTTGCTGTGTATGGTGTGTAGGTAGTAACTCTATCCTCATCAGTAAGATATGCGTGTAAATTTTCGGCTAAATTTTTTCGTATTAGCATTCTGGTTTCGCCTAAACACAATATATTACCTTGTATGACATAGTTATTTACAGCTGTATCATCGCCTGCCGTTGCTTTGCTTGTGTCGCTGTCTGTACGTCTGATTGTGACCCTGTCAACTGGCTTTACGGTGTATGCCTCTTTTGACAACTCCTTGTAAGCCCAACCGATATTATAAACATTTTCAGCCTTTGAGATTTCACGATATTCAAAAATGCCCTCTCGGTTGATAATGCCGAATACACCGCTTAATTGACAAATTGATTTAATCAAATCAATAGCTTTTACGCTTGTGTAAGTTTCGTACTTGCGAATTAACACATCGTCATTACACAATGTTGTTTCTGTTTGTTCTAGTCCTATGTAGGCAAATAAATCGTCTCTCAACTGTTTTATTGTATAGTCTGTTACAGCTGATTCGGTGTAATTTGCAAACCAATCACTAACATCTGTGTTACCTAGTGTATACAGTTTGTCATAGGCAATTATTTTAACGGTGTGTGAGGCTGTATTTACTGTTGCTGTGTCAATTATGCCGTTAAAAATCACATCTGTTGACTGTCTGACATTCTCTTCATCGTCTGTCGATGTTATTTGTATTTTTACTTGTATTTCTTCGTTTTTTAGCTCTTTTGTAACATTATATAATGTGACCTCGAATCGTGAGGGAATACAACCGACAAAATCAAGATTATCATTGTCGCAAATGCTCTCAACAAGGGTTAAACTCTCTTGCTGTATGTTTGAGTTATCAATAACTAAATCGGCTAAGTCTGCGTTGGTGGTGTATGGGAATGAGATTAACACATTTTTGTTATTAGACCAATTTTGATATAACTCAAAAGGGTTAATTTCAACTTTTTCTTCACCCACTTGTGCTGTTAATTTTAACTCTGTAATAAATACAATCCTGACACTACCATCTCCGCCCTCGCTACCCTCAAAAACAAGCATATCACAAGCAGTAGGTTCGGAAAGTTCGAAAATATGTTCGGTCGTGCCCCCAAGGAACGAATATGTGCCTAAGAGTTGAGTTTTTTCTTCGTCTGCATATATTTTAAAAGTTTGTACTCCTTGTGATACTAAGTTATAGTCATAAAAAGCATAAGATATCTTGCTTATCAAAAGTGGTTTTTCAAACTTCCAAACAATATCTTGATAATCATTTCGCGTAACCACATACAACATAGTTGACGTGTCACCATCAAAACCTAAATAGTAGTCTGAATGATATACGGGGTCGTTTGGTGTAGATATTTCGCCCCACATATAATCCGACGTAAAAAGTGGTTGTTCCCAATCGCTCCAGGTATATTTGCTTTTGTCTAAAATCATTTTATCACCCCTTTACTCGACAAAATTTTAATACTCGATAAAAGATATCGAGATACTATCGTAAATTATCGAGGGGTTGTTTCCCTCAATAATTTGCACAATAGGGAAAGTTGGGTCGGGCATATAAAAATAACCTGTTTTGTACTTAAACTCTTTATCATCATAGTAGTTTATTTGATACTTTTGTTCTACTGCATTCACAAGCCCTGACTTCATTATTTTAAAAATTTGTTCGACTTGTTCGTTATTTAATTTCGGTTTTAAAGTTATCTCAATCTTTGTACGATATTTTGTATATGTTGACCTAACCAGTTCATTATTTGCATTTGTAAATGCTTCTTTTTCTGTCCTTTGGTCGGGGGTGGATTTTACTCCACCCCAATTGAAATATTTATTCGGGAGCGTTGACGTCCCAAACTTTAAAAGATATCCGCTAAATGACATTTTCAACCTCCTTAAAATGCACCTACACCGTTATGTTGCTTCTTCCATTTCGTATTTTCAGTGCGTACTAACTTAAATACCTGACCCGCATCGCCCTCTAAATACACATTAACATTACTGCCAAAGTTCGCTTCGTCAAGTGCCTCCAAAAAGGCTTGTTTCATTGTGCTAAGAGGTGATACAACTTCGGTTTCGGTTGAGTTATCGCCCAATCTTGCTATAAACTCATTCATTGTCGGTGGTATAACAGTTCCTTTTGCAAGCCCTGGAATGCTTACCCTGCCCAGCGTGATAGAATCAAGGTTTTTGTAGTTAAAACCGATATTCATTCCACCCACAACAGGTATATTATCGGGTATGTCAATTTTAACTTTGTTAAGCACACCAAACATACTGTTAATGCCATCAATGATTTTGTTTATAAGTTTTTCAATGCCCGATATAAGGTTGTTGCATATATCTTGTACAAACTTTAAACCGCCTCTTAAACCATCTGCAAGTCCGTTCATTATCTTACCACCAATGCCGGAAAATACGCTTGAATTTTCCCCGTCAATGCCGAATAAGGACTTTACGCTGTCAATAAAAGGTGTAGTTATATGCTCTGATACCCAGTTTTTAACATTGTCAAAAAAGTCTACTATTGGAGCTATAAAACCGTCCTTGATTGATGTGCCTATTGTTGACATTTCGTCGGAATCTGAACCCTCTGTAATGCCAAAAAATTCACAAATCGAGTTTTTGAATGGGTCTGTTATATGCTCTTTTATCCAATCTTTTATGTTGTCAAAAAACTCGAGAATTGGAGCTATAAAGCCGTCTTTTACTGATGTTCCGACCGTTGACATTTCGTCGGATTGTGTGTCACCCGTTATGCCAAACAGGGCTTTGATGTTAGATAAAAACTTATCAACAACATTTGTTTTTAACCAATCTCGCACACCTGCAAAAAAGTTTGTTATCGGTAATATAAAGCCGTCTACGATATATCCGCCTATTTCCTGCATAACCCTTGATGGTGAGTTTACATCAAACAAATCTTTCCACAGCTGTATAATTGTATTTATAAAATTAGTTATTATTTTTATTGGATTACTGGAAGTAATACCATTTATCAAGCCAGCTATAATATCTTTACCTACTTTTTTGACTTTGTCAACAGTTGTGCCAAAGATGCTAGCGATAGAGCCTACAATCTCGGAAATTTTTGAGCTTATTTCTTTCTTTTTAAGCTCTATGCCTATCATCAGCCCTGACATCATAAGTTTTCCGACGAACTCAAAAACAGGTGACAAATCTAGTTTATCAATAAACTGTATTATCTCACTTGTTAATTTCTCAATGTCAATATCAAGATTGTTAAAAAAGTCTGCTATTGATTGATTGATTTCGTCCGTGTTTGCATTCTCCAAAAAGCCTAAAATGCCTTGTATAATGTTGTTTGCAATAGTGCTTAAGCCAATAGCCATTTCTGCAAAATTGACATTTTCTAAAATAGCATTAAAGTTGTCTGCTATGTTTTTGCCTATATCCCTGCCGTTTGTAGAATCCTGCCCGATTGTCATAAGTGCATCGGCTATTGCGTTCCAAATGCTTCCTGCAAGTGCCAATGCACTAGATATTATATCCGCAAGTGGTATATTGTTTATAAAATCAGCTATTTTTGAGCCTACATCAGTCCAATCAATATCTGTGATAAACTCGGTTATCTTTTGCAAGGCATCAACTATTGACTTGCCTAGTTTAGCAGATATCTCATCAAATTTTATATTGTCAAGCATCTCCATCAGACTATCTGCGATACTACTAACATCAAGAGTAGTTATAAAACCGTCTACCTCATAGAGTAATGCAAGTATAAAGTTAGATATTGTGTCACCCACTTGTGCCCAATCAATATCCTCGATAGCCTTGTTTAAACCTACTGTAAAATTCGTTCCGATACTGCCCCACTCATATCCTGTGAGGGCGGTATTGATAGTCAAAAACATATCGTTAATACCTAAAGCGATTGCCGAAAAGTTTTCTTCCCAATTTATCCCTGTTGCGAGCTTGTTTAAAGCATTTGCAATTATGTTTCCGATTTCTTCAAAGATTTCTATCTTTGACAAAAATGCTTTGAGTGCTTCAAAATAGCCATTTACAGCTAATATGGTTGTGTCAACTAGCAAATCCCAGTCAATGCCTGTGATGAGGGCATAAAAGGTTTCAGATAACCAAGTGCCGAATTGTTTAAAATCAAATGTAGATACAAAACCATACACAAAATTTATAGCTGTATTTATTGCCTGTGCTAGAGCGTTTCCTAAAGCCTGTGCAAATTTTACATCGCCAAAAACACCGTTTAAAATCCTTGCAAGCGTTGAGCCTAGATTCTGTGCTCTTTGCTGTATTTCGCCCCAATTTATGTCATTAAGCCACTTTGTGAGTAACCCTGTCAAGGGTGTTAAGAGGTTTTCCCAGTCTTTTTTGCTAAAGTTGACTTTTACCTCTTGTAAAGCCGTGCCGAGTTCATCGCCCATCTCTTTAGCTTTTTTACCTACATCACCAAGGGCATTTTGGAATAACTTTGCAAAATCGAGTATACTGTCATCAATCTTTGCCTCTTCGAAATAATCTTGTTGGTCTGTATCATCTGTTGTGGTGGTCTGCATTGATTGCACATTCAATTCGTCAAATCCTGCCAATGAGCCTTTTGCTTCGTCTGCCGCTTCAGCTGTTTCTTCGAGGGATTCGGTGATTGTGTCTATGTCTTTTGCCTTGCTATATGTTGTTTTGCCTTGTAATGCTGCTATAAATTGTGCTAATTTATCCGCCGCCTTTGTAAGCCAATCAACGAGCTGTTGTATATAAGGTATTACAGCACTAATAACAGGTGCAAATGCCGCCGCAAGGGTATTTGACAACTTTTTGGAGCTGTCTGTTAATCTTGTAATAGCTGTATTTAAACTATCGTTATATTTAAAGTATGCTGTAAAGCTCTCTTTGATGTTAGACAATAACTGTCGCAAACCTTTTCGGATTACCGAAAAAACAAAAACAGTTTTGACCATACCTTTTATTTTTTTGGCAAATTGAGATATTAAATCGCCACTTAAACCCGTTGATTTACCTAGGTTTGACATAGCCAAATTAGCTAATTTCATCGGGGCAATAAGTGATTTTGCGATTACTTTTCCCAAAGTGCCGATGGAGCTTGCGAACCTAGCGGAAAAGTTTTTGACCGTTGAGGCAAGGCTTAAAAAGCCTTGTTCGACCTGCTTTAATTTAGCTAAAAAACTGTCAAAAGTTTTATTTAAGTCTGCAACAACCTTTTTAAAAGTAATCATTACAGTAGTAGCAACTGTGCCTACAGTCTTTAGCATTGATACAGCCGCACTCATATCAACACCCGTATCGGTTTCGGGTTGTTCTTCTTCACCACCGCTTAATTTAGCCATTTCAGCTTGTATTCGTTCGGTTTTCGCTAGGGATTGTTCCATAGCTGTATTAAGTGCCTGAAATTCCTCGGTCAACTCGGGATTACCTTTAAGCTCTGCAAGTTTAGCTTTTAAGTTTTCGATTTTTTCTTCTAAGACTGCACTATCTTCGCCGTTTTTAATTATAAGCTCATCAAGTTCGTTAAAGCGTGCTGTATCCTCTGCTGACAGGCTAGATACACCGCCTATTACGACTTCACCTGCCTTGATTTTGCCTTGCTCGCTTGACATCGCTTCAAACTCTGTGTCAAGTTTTTTAAGCTCTTTTTCAGCTTTTGCAAGTTCCTTTTCGAGTGTCATAACCGATTTCGGGGTTATATCGCCCTCTAACATAGATTGCATTTTGTCAGTTAATACACCTACATTACTGGACTGCTTTATGAGCTGGTCGTTGAGTGTGCCCATCTTGCCTGTCAAAATGCTTGCATTCGCAATAGCCTCTTTCGATGTTTCTTTTGCGTTTTTGCCCACATCACTAAGATGCTGTTTTAACTCTTCGTTGCTTTTGCCGACTTTCTCGGTTAGAGTGTCAACACCGACATTGACATTACCGACCGCCTTGTTTACAGCCTTTTCGGCTTCAGCTGTAGTTTTTGCAACTTCATCGGCAATCTTTTTTGTGCTGTCCGTTGCGGTTCGACTTGCTTCTTCAACTTGTTTTTTTGTTTGTTGCGTGCTTTTGCTTGTTTCGTCTGCCGCCCGTTTTGCATTTGTCTGTATATCGTCAGTAGCCTGTCGAACGTCTTTTTTGACCTCGTTTACGTCTTTTTTTATATCATCTGTTGACAATCTTGCATTTATTTTAACACTACCGTCATACTCTGCCATTTTTTCACCTCCTCAAAGGTTATTTATTGTTCCATATTCCCATTATAATATCCCTGATTTCTTCATCTTCTTTTTGCTTATGTTTGTTAATAAAATAGTGCTTATTCTCTCGTTTAAATGCTTGTTCGTGCTTTTCGAGCTTTTTGCCCTTTGCAATTTTGCCCCTAATACCAACGACATAAGACAGCGAGCATTCCCCAACCGACATATAATAAGCTATAAACGTCCACCAATGCAAGTATTCAAGGGCACGCACTTCACATCTTGCGACATTGTTTACAGCTGATACAATCAGCATTTCGTCTTCTTCCCAGTCAATAAGCTGTGGGCTGTTGCTGTTTTGTTCTTGTTCTTTTTTGCCACAATTTATAAATTCAAACATTTTTTCGAGTACCAAAGACAAATCCGAAAAGTGTTCGCCTACCGCCTGCACATCGTCTATGCCATCAAAAAATATAATTATGACTTTATATATGCACTCTATGTTTACAGTCTTTTGACCTGTTATTAAATCTTCTTTTACCAATTTTTCGTCGTTTAAAATTTTTAAAATTTGCAAAATTAAACGGTAATCCCCACCCTGTCTGATGGGGTAGAAATTACCGTTTATTTCTATTTCTGTAGGCAAAGAATACACTTTAATCACCTACTTTTTTATTTTATAATATCCTTTGTTGCTGAATTGATACGGCTATTCATAGCCTGCATTTCTGCCGAAATTGAATCGTTGTAAAGCGGTGTTAATGCCTCTAGTATATACTCATACTTTGCCTTGCCGTCCACAACGCTCAAAAGTGAGGCGTTGCCCACCATCGGCATACAAACATCATAATCAAAGATGTAGTTTATACACTCTCTTATCTGATTATCAACCGTTTTGATTGATGTTGACAAATCATCTATAAAAGTGTCGCTGTCCGCCTCTGCCGTCAAGTCCTTTTCGGTTGCTTGCTTACTCAATTCCTGCAATTTTGGTTGCATTTCTGCAAATCTTGATACAATATTAAAATCACTTGTATTCAGTTCAATAACACGATTTTCATCATTGTTGATTGTTATTCTTTCTCTGTCAAGTGCTTTAACATTTATATTTTTCATCTTTTAACCCCTCCCACTTTGTTAAAAAATTACTCTGACGTCTTAGCTGTAAACTTAAACGTATCGTTCAATGCGTCAACTGTACCTACAGTCAAGTCATTTGAGAAATACACGCTGATTGATGTATCAAGCCAGTCACTACCACCGATATTTGAGATTGTGATTGTGCAATTAGCGTGCTTTACAGCGTGATAACTACTTGTGCTGTCACCCAAATATGCACTTATAATATATACATCAAATGTGCCGTTATAGGCTGAATTATTGTTTTCAAGTGCATTTTTAACAAGGTACTCATAAAATGCTGAGCCTTTAATAAATGATGCGTCCAAATCCTGCTGTGGCTGTGTCTTATTAACATCTGTGTAGTTATTACCGAGAATATCTGTTGTTGTCTCAATATCAGGGTTGAACTCGATACTGGAATCCTCAACTCTCTGACCTAATATCTGTCTTGCGTTAGCTTCACCGCCGTTGTCAGTATTATCCCACTCAACAACTGTCAATAGGTATTTTCTGCCTACTCTCTGACCGTCTTTTATATTTGTAACTGCCAAATTACTCACACTCCTTTTTTTCGTGCTTGTGCTTGATAAATCAGTAGTTTCATCTTCGTCACTTGTTGTGCTTGTGATTTCTAAATCTTCCACTTCATCATCTCCTTTTATTTCCATATCGCCTTACTTTTATCTAAATATTTAATCTTAACTACTATACTGTATTTTGCTAACACGGGTGTTAAACTTGTATCAACTCCGTCTAAGTTTGGACTAGATGTGGCGGCGACAATTTCTTCCACCACACAATCTTCCCCAAAATCAGGAAAGTTTAAAAGGTCATTTTGTTCGGTTATCCATTCAATTATCCCTTGTATGTCGAACATTTCTTCCATATTCTCATTCGGATAATCTTCCAGTTTAACGACTGGTTGAAATGTTACTGACCTAAAATCGATAATCGTAAATGAGTATTGTTTGTAAACACTACCGTCGATATACGGTGCATTTAAGGCTTTGTCATTTGCTGATGTCAAAAACTGTTTGTTATTGTCTTTAGCTGTAACAAAATTAAAAAAAAGAGGATTATCGGCTATCTGTGGGCATTGCGTTAAATACTCCACAACTGCCTTGTTTTTATCAATCAACTTCGTCAATCCTCCTCTTTAATATGTTTTCAACTTGCCTACATAGTCTATCACCATCATTCGCAACCATCACTTCAAGCCATTTTTTAGTAGCTTTTGAATGCTTTTCGGTGTTGTATTGTAAGGGTTTCCCTGTCGTTTTTTTCTTTTCGCCTTTTGGAGACCACCAGCCTGTTATAATGCCGTTTTCGATGATTGGTATGTTTGGACCATAAACATCGCCCGTATACATATAATGTGCATAAGGCTGTATGTAATGCACGCAATCACTAGATATTGAGATATACTTATTTTCAAAGGGTTGGTCGAGCGGTAGGCTCTCAATTACTTCGCTCTGCGACAATACACCCTCACGCATCGGCACATACGGGTTACACATTTTAGCAATAAGATTTTGCATACAAATCATCGTTGTTTCATCGTTTGCAACCCTGTTTATTTTCTTTTCTACTCCGCCAAGGTCGAGTTCTAAGTCAAGTTTTACTACCGTTCCCATAACTCACGCCCCTTTGACGTAATAGTGTTCTAAACATCTGCCAATGCCTGTGTTTATCGCTATTTCTTGTATTTCAAAACAGCCTTGCAAGCTCTTGTATTTTGCAAGTAAGTCGGTTGAGCGTTTGCCTTGCTTGTACTCGTCGATATCATCATCAACACTTGCATTTATAATGATATCACCCACACCCAAAGTAAAATAGTTTTGCATCTCATCATTGGGGGTGTTAATCCAATCGTGACGTGCTAAAAAATCAGCCTGTTTTGGTATGCGGCAAATTATGTTGTTGCTTTCCAAAACCGTATTACCGACTAAAATTTTATCACTTATTGACTTGTAAAAGCATTGTGATACTGTATGTTTATACCACTTTACAACCTGTGTTTGACTATCCTCAAACTTATTGTATATAGTGATTGTTTTATCCCACCAAATTGGATAATTCTTATTACTCATCAGGGTACAACCCCCTATACAAAAGCCGCCTACCCTTATCATCTCTAACACTCTGTAGGTATCGTCTAACAGTCATTTCGATTTCATTTTCGGCTATTTTAAATAGGTCGCCTGCACTCATTGTGTTGTAACTTATTGATACGCCATCGTTAGATTGTGAGGCAATAGCCGATTGCACATTCCCGTTGAGGTCTTGACCCAATGAAAAAGCCTGTTGCTTTTTGTTTGCGATGTCAATGATGTTATAAATACATCGTTTAACACCGTCAGGGATAGTTTTTACATTGTGCAATCTGTCAAAAGTATAGTAGTCAACAAATGTTTCTGCCTCGAACTCGAGGTTGTCAAAGGTGGTTTCATCTAATTCGCCACCGAAATTTTGATACTCATCAAATGTTAGATAACTCATAGAGTTCCACCACCTTACGATTTATTCAGCCGTTTTCTTCGTTGCTTTTTTGGCTGTTTCTTTGTTATTTGCTTCAAGCTCTTTGATTTTCTCTTCAAGCTCTTTGATTTTTTCCTTATGTTCAATAAATGCTTTTCTTAAAGCAGAATTATCTGTAGGTACGCACTCTTCAATGATATTTCCTTTGCCGTCGGTAATGTTGTAACCAAGGGCGAGGTATCTTTTAGCCTCGCTATCATCAATGTCAAGTACTGTGTTACCTCTTTCAACAGTTATCATTCAACCACCCCTTTTAAGCGTGTGCTGTAATGTTAAACTGTATGCCGCCAGCCTTTTTATTAAGGATAAATACATCTTCAAAACTTTCCTCATAATAGTAGTACTTACCCTCTGTTACGGCTGTTGGCTCATCGAGCTTTGCGAAAGAGTATGCGACTGGTGTGATTACACAAAGAGGGTGTACCAACATCATATTTATCTGGTCGGCATCTTCTGTAGGTGTCCAACCTGTTGTAAAATTGTATTTACTCTTCATCAAAGTAGCAGGCACACCGATAATTTCAACTTCTTCAAGTCTGTTTGCCGCTCTGTTGATATTGCCTTTGTTTGTGTTAACATCGAGGCTTCTTGATATCTGGTCAGCATTCTTCAAAAGTGCCTTAACTTCGTGTGTACAATAGAGAATTCTGCCGTTTGCTGGCACTCTCTCATTGTCCATTTTAAGCATAAGGCTGTCAAATACACTTAAAACATTTGCTGTTGTGAGTGCTGTTGTGTCTGCCGTTCTTGTTGCGTCTTCGCCGTCTGCCGTTGTTGTGAGCCAATCGTTATAGATTTTTGATACGGTGTAAGCGTCCATTTCGGGGAATTTCTGTTCCTCGTTGTATACCTGCGTGATATTTGAGATTGATGCAACCGCATTTGTCTGATTGATGTCAGCAGGGTGCACTAAGGTTGACCACTTACGCTGATTTGTGAGCGTTTTTGTCTCCCAAGCGTTGTCATAGTTACGCTGTGCCACGCCTACGGTGTCACGGTCTGCGGCTACTCTGCCACTTGTGGAGATGCGGGGTATTTCAACAGTTTTTGCGTTTACCCATCTATAACGATTGTTGTTTGGTGTGTTATACAATGCACCAAAATTGAGGGTATACGGGAATGCTTGTGCTAAAGCATTACTATATTCTACAGCATAGTTAATATCTGCCATTTTCTGTCACTCCTTTTTTGTTATTCGTTTTTATGAGGTCTAACACCCGTAAAATTAAAATTAAAAGGTGAACCGTTCGGGGTAGTGTTTTCACTACCTGTCGGTTGCACGAATGTAGGTGTTGTTGGTGCTGTTTCTGTCTGTTTTTCCTGCAAAAATGCGTCTGCGTTATTCTCCGTATACATCTTTACAAAATCACTAGCACCCATTATTTCATTTTTATCGTTGAGTTTGAGGTTTTCCGCAATCAAAGAGTTGACAAAATCTCGCTTTGCGGCATTACTAGAAAATTTCTGTGTGCCTGCAAATTCTCTAACAGCAAATTCATAAGCCTGCTTTGACAGCTGATTTTTGTAGTTTTCAACCTCGCTGTTATATTTGTCTTTGAGTGTTGATAACTCTGTTGATAATGTTGATAATTTTTCGGCATCTGTGCCTGCTTCTTCGAGTTTTTTTTGCAACTCTGCGAGGTTAATGTCTCTTGTGCTCACGCCCTCGTTAAGTGTTGCGATTTGGCTATCTTTTGCACTCAAATCATCATCGTATTTTTGTTTAGATACATAGCCGCCATCAGACAAATCAACAATTTTAGCCTTATTTGCCTTTACAGCCTCTTGAAATTGTGTATAGTTTAAAGTGCCGTTTTCCGCTTTGTCAAATAATTCTTTGATATTCATTTCTCAATCTCCTTTACATTCCGTTTATATCTTCCCAAATTTGTATATCCGACTGGAAGTCCGTCGGGGTTAGAATGTGTGCATTTTTAAATGTTGTTGCACCTCAACTATATAATAGCTTGCATAAAACAAGTTATTTGTTATTTAAATACTCATTTGTAATATTCCAAGCCGCTGACAGCCCTGCCGCCAGGGCGGAACACCCAACAGGCACACCAACAGCTAACCAACCGCTGATATCCTGCGGTATTGTGCCTTTTAAGATAGCACACAGTTCGGGAATTAGTATGCCTAAAAAGGCTTGTACAAATGTTTTTATTGCCCTTATCTGCCAATCTTTCATTTTTCATCGCCCCTTTATACGTTTTTTAGCTCTTTTATTTCATCGTCTAAATGCGATATTTTTTCTTCAAGCACAGGCACACGTGTTGCAAAATTGTTATGTTTCCTAACTTCTTCGGTTAGGCTTTCTAATTTTGCATCTGTGACCGCTTGTGCTGTTGCTATTTTATTCTCAACGCTTTTATTGCTAGATGTGTTTGTTATTATTACACCCAATAACGCTAAGCCACCTGTTATCAATGCCGTTATAATGCTTTCCATCTCATCACCTCGATATTTTTTACAAGAAATATGCCCCACCTTAGCCTCTGTGGGTTAAAATGAGGCATATAAAGATAGGAGGTCGCCACAAATGAAAAAACTTGTATCAATCCTTTGTCTTAATTATATGCTTTTTAATGTAGGTTGTAAAGATATAAGTTTTTGCAAAATTAAATATTTTTGCAATAAAATAAACCAGTCGAGTAATATCGACTGGTTTGAAATGGTCTTAAATGTGTTATTTTTTTAACAGCACTCTGCTATTCTGTTAAAAAGTTTAACCGCCTCTGCGTATGTGAGAGCATCGCCGCCGTTTGGTTCGATATCATAAAGATTAGCAAGCGGCTCATCAGCTGTTACATAATAGCGTAAGTTCGGGTCAAGATAGTAATCATCGCCTTTATAAAAAACACAAAGGTTCAAACAGTCCCAATAATCATCAGGGTTTTTATAGCAAACATCTTCAACAATAAGTTTTACACTATACGCATGCTTTGTGCTTCTGTCAACGTCTAAATATCTGTATCCACGTTTGATTGTGTAACTCAAGGCATCAAGTTCGCCGTCGTGGTTATAACCATTTTCGTCTATAGCGTGTATTAAAAATACTTCTGCTTCATCTTCATCATCAAGTGTTTCTTTTTCAAATATTTCTTCGATAGTAGCTGTATCGCTTGCATTGCTATAAGACACCTCATCAAGACTTTTGTTTGTGTAATCCCAAACTTTCCAATGACCTTCCTTTTTGACTTTTACCTCTGTGTATATTCTTTCTCTCTCTTCGTCGATTTCCTTCATCATTTTTTCACCGAGTATTAAGCCGCCGCACTTAACTTTTTTAGCACCGATTTTAATTACTTCACAAAGTTTAAGAGAAGTATCATCATATATATATGCTTCCGTTTTCTTTCCATCAACTTCAACTTCAATTCGTGAGCCGTTTTCACTTGCATCAACAACAATCTTAAATTCAATACCTTTCAATACAACTTTAAATTCTTTCATAATTTCTACCTCCTAAAGTTTTCAAAAAAGTGTTTTCGGGGTTTTCGTTATCCCCTTTGTTTTATCTTGATGCTATAATAACACAAATGTGTTACAAAGTCAAGCACTTTTGCAAATTTTTTTCAATTTTTTTCAAAAATTTCCACATCAACCCCAAGCACGTCACAAATCTTTCTCAACCCCTCGATTTTGGGGTTTCTTGTGCCGTTTTCCCAGCTTCGGATTGTGCATACGGATATGCCTGTTTTCTGCGATAGTTCTTTCTGTGTCAACCCCGCCTCAACTCGTTTGATGGCTATTAGATTTTTACTTTTAGCCATTTTCCTGTCCCCCATCGCTGATACTCTAACCTGCCTTGCCTCTTCAGCCGTATCAAAAAATCCTAAAAAGATTTCGTGATGGTTGACGTATATGCAAGCCTTGTACTTCTTATTTCTCGTGCTGTAAAATATGCCTGCTTCAATTTTCATTTTTGCTCGCCTCCTTATATGTACCGCCCTTTCGGGCGGCATAATGTTTTTACTCTGCAATTCTTTCAGCTCTCACAAGTCCTAAATCTTTATAATCAATATCAACCCAGGTTTTTATAACCTTGTATGTGCAACCATTTCTTTTAAATGTTTGACCAGCTTTATACATACCTGGTTCGGTTGAAAACTGAATAACTTTGTCAAGCTGTTTTTCAGCGTTTTCCTTTTCTTCATCTTCTCTATTTATGATTTCAAGCATTTCTGGCATTGTCATTCCGTCAAAACGGGATTTTATAACACCGTTTTTCATATCTGTGATTTTAAGCTGTTTGAGTGCCGCCTTTTCAACATCGCCGTCAACATAGTATATAGTTTTGTAACCGCCGTACAAATAAGAGGTTTCTTCTTTTTTTACCTTGATTTCAGGGTACTTAATGCCATTTTTGATTTCATCAACCATCTTTGCAACCGCTGTATCAAACGCTTTCTTTTCAGCTTCCTTTTTGACTTTTACCTCTGTGTATATTCTTTCTCTCTCTTCGTCGATTTCCTTCATCATTTTTTCACCGAGTATTAAGCCGCCGCATTTAACTTTTTTAGCACCGATTTTAATTACTTCACAAAGTTTAAGAGAAGTATCATCATATATATATGCTTCCGTTTTCTTTCCATCAACTTCAACTTCAATTCGTGAGCCGTTTTCACTTGCATCAACAACAATCTTAAATTCAATACCTTTCAATACAACTTTAAATTCTTTCATAATTTTCTACCTCCTAAAGTTTTCAAAAAAGTGTTTTCGGGGTTTTCGTTATCCCCTTGCTTATCTTGATACTATAATAACACATTTGCATTACAATGTCAAGCACTTTTTTTAAAAAATAAAAAATTTTTTACATCATTTTCGTAAGGTCACGAAAATGATAATAACTCAACCTGTTAGGATTTTTGACAGGTTGAAAAAACAGTTATTCGGAATTTCTGAACACCTAATTTTTGCAATAAAAAACACCCCAAACGGGGTGTTATACTCATCGCTCTATTACCTCTTTATATCCTTTTACTCTCGTTTTTTCGCCCTTTACCGACAATCCACAACCCTTACTAAACTGTTGATACTCCTTTACGTAATCGGCAATTTTAGCATCATAAGACTTTGCCAGTTCGATATCGCCTGCCGTTTTGGCGGCTATCTGCTTTTCTCTTGCTTTCCTTATAAGTAGCTCATATTCCCTTTGCTTTTGAGTGCATTCATACATTGTCAAGTTTTTGCCGTTTGGGAGCGTATACCCTTTTTTATTCTCTGCAAGTATATCTTGCAATTCTTTTTCCGTGTAATTTGGCTCAAAAACTCCAATTATAATACTGTATGCAAAGTGCCTACAGTTCAGCGTGCCGATGGCTCTTTTAAAGCCTTGGTACCGTCTGCCGTTTACATCGATAAAATCCTCGCCTGCTTGCATTTTGTCATACTCTGCATTTGTGAGTTGGTGCCCCTGCACATCTGCGTGGTCGGGAGCTGGATATCTATGCACCGTGATTTCCTTGCCGTCCGCCTTAAACTGCTTGCCCACCTCATCTTGCACGGCTTGATTGATTTCTCGTACCCCATCAAGCACATTTCGCCTCACAGCCGTGTCAAGCCTCTGTGAGTGCACTCTGCCGCTTTCCGCCTCGTATGTTACACTTTGTATGCCCTTTTCTGTGAGTGCGTCTAAGCTCTCTTTTATCATTGTGTTGTAGTCAATCGTGCCGCTCTGCGTGGCTTGTACGGCTGTATCTATAACACTTTGATATGCTTTCGCTAGGGGTGTGGGTATAAATTTTGTGCGGTCGGACAGATTACGCAATAAAAACGCTTGTGCTTTTGCTAGGTTAGTGTATGTGCCTGCTGTGTGCTCTTGCACCGCTTTAACTACTCGTTGCAAGGGTTTGTTTTGTGAAAAAGGGATAAACGGCATTTTGCGATAGTCGTAATAAGGCTTTGTGTCGTTGTAAACATTTTCAGCAACATTTTTTATGAGCTTTTTAATCTCTGCCACCTGCAACGCTGTTAGCTCTGCTAGTTTTTTGTTTATCTCTCGCACATCTGCACCGGTTTTTAAAAGCCTTTCAAGCATATAAACGTCCGACGGCAATAATTCCCCAATTTCATTTAGCCTTTTTGCTAGCTTTTTTATGACATATATATTTATGTTACGTTGTCGCTGAACTATTTGCTCGGCTAGATTGTCGATTGTATCGTCGCTTAACAATGTTTAGTCACCCTCTTACTCGTTCTCATTTACCGCACTTGTGTCACCGTACAACACCTCGTTATCACCCTCAATCGCTTCCACGGCAATACCTCTGTAACCTGTTCCTCCACTTATATCAATGTAGGTTTTGCCGTTCATAGTGTAAGGCACATTACTATCAACAACACAATCCGTTTCGTAAAAACCCTCTGCCCAAGTATCAGTCCACGGAAAAACAAACTTAGTCAAATTCTTCTTCCCGTAGTCCTGTGCCTTTAAAAAACTGCCGTAGCTGTTTTGTCCGCTTGTGGTTGTCGTCATATACAATTCATTGTTTCGAAATGCCATAGCGTATTTCGTTCCGCCCACGTCTGCAACCATAATCCTGCAAGCGTTTTTTGTAGTACCATCAGCGTAAAAGTCTGCAATAAAACAGTTTTTAAGCCTTATAATTTTTAATTTAGCATTGTTTACAAAAACGCTTGTAGATAAATCACAGTAAGCACCGCTCTCGGTCGCAAAAGAACTCTCGCCCGTTTTTATGCCCATCGCATTTGTGGGGGTAGTATCTTTAGCCCCGTAAAAAAATCCTATTTTTTTGTTAAATCCTGTCAAGTAAATGTTAATGCAAGCTTTGTAGTAATCGCTAGTGGTTGTAGATGTGATAGTATTTGTCGCTGTAGTGCCTGCGTGATTAGTAATCACACACTCAAATATGTCCGAAAAATTTGCTTCAATCCAACTTTTAATACTATTGCATTGCCATCTCGTTGCCGTTGTTGTTAGACTACATTCCTCAGCTATTTTGTAAACCTTATACCAATCACTCATTTGTTTCAACCTCCTCTACTATTTCAATGTCATTCGCATCACAACTAACAATATCATCTTCGACTGTACCAATCATTTCAATCGTGCCCTCATAAGGTGTTGCCCCGACAAACTCCGTGCCGTTTTCGCCCACACTTATACCGTTTCCGTTAGCCGTAAACGATATCTCGTCACCGTTTAATACAACCTTGCTGTTACCGCTTTTCAACTCTATTCCGTCTTTCGTGAACCTTATTCCAGATAAAATATCACTCCAGTTTTTGTAATTTTCGGACGATACACCAAGAATATTTTCGTCCACAGCCACAACGTCCATTGTATTGTTACTCAAAACAGAATTGCCGTCATCTGAAATATACCTTGTTTTCCCCTCTAATTTCTCCAGCGAAATTTTTGTTTCCCCTGCAACCGTCTTCAAATCTTCTACGGACGTTTTTGTCTTCTCCGCATCTGTTTTTAAATCTTCTACGGACGTTTTTATTTGTTTAGTTTCGTCAGTCAAGGTTTCAACGTCTTTTGCTGTTTCTGTTTTGAGTTTCTCAACGTCTGCAACTGTTTCGGTTTGTATTTTTGTTATTTCCTGTTGCAAATCATCACTAGCACTTTTTAAGTCGTCTATATCGCTGTTGTGCTTATCCTCCAAATTTTTTATACTCTCGAGGATAGTTGTGTGAACTGTAGGTGTTGCCCCCCCTGTTTCAAACAGTTCGCCCTTTACTGTGCTCTCAACATAAAATTTTGTTGCATTAGTTGTTATTACTGTATTCTCGTTTGCTAAAGCGTAACAAGCTACTTTAACATAGCCCTTTTCTGTCAGCACTTCCCAGGGGGCTAAACATACATTATCTTGTATCTCAACCTCGTATTTCTTGCTGTTTTTCGAGAATACACATACTTTTGATGTTATATCATCTGAGCTCCACACCTCATCAAAATCAAATTCCACTTGCAAGAAATTTTGCGACTTTTCGACTGTGGGTGACAGCACGGTTAGTTGTAGTGTTTGAGCGTTTATTTTGCATTTTAATAGTGTTTTTTGCATATTACTTTTTCACCACCTCTTCTATTCTCTGTTTTGCTATCTCAAAATATTTTTCGTCAATTTCAAAACCTATAAAATTTCTTTCCGTATTTACGCACGCAACACCAGTTGTGCCGCTTCCCATACAAAAATCTAGCACCGTATCGCCCTTGTTTGTATATATTTTTATAAGCCACTCACAAATCTCGATTGGCTTTTGCGTTGGGTGAACTGTGCCTCTTGACCTCAAAGATGAGTTATTTATTTTGATTACACTCGTAGGGTATCTGCGTGCTTCGTATTCGCCGCCCTGGCGAGGTGTAAAAGTGCCATAGCAATCAGTCAGGGCGTTGGGTGTGTGACGGGAATAAGGCTTGCCCCCCCTGAAT